GTTAGTTTCTCGCTCTGAGTGTCATGTTTTAAAAATCGTACCTCTAGGAAAATGGCGAACGTACGATGTGCCTGATGTGATCTTAGTTAACACATGCCAGCTCACACAACCTCAGAAACTTAACTCGTTTACCAGCCCGACTGCTGGTACCCCCTTCACCCTGGGGGGGGGCCAAAACAGCTAACGACGGGACTAATGGTAGACGCAACCATAGTCCAAAGCGAAAATTTTCGCCACCCCTGTCGTAGAAAGCTGTGTCCCTACTCTAATCTGAGAAATGCCATGAACAATTTCTGCTACCTCATTTGGTGCTAAATTGTACCGGTCCAATGAACCAGTGTGCCCACCATATTTGTATGCGCTCAATGAAGCGTCACGATGGGCATCTACACTCTCAGAAAAGAGTTTCAATGAGTTCAAACCCGTTCCAGGGTGAACCTCAACACTTTTAATGTCGGAATTGAAGCGTGCCCTCAGGGCCGCAAGGATGGGGTTGTTGGGTTCGTGGACCAAACCTGCTATGACCACTGACGTGAATGTGTCCATTCGGCGGACGCTCGACATGCTGGCGAATTGAGGTGCTGATACATTTAACTGCTCGCACAACAAATCATCCCACACGGAGCCCAAACCACGCAATATGGTTCCCATATTTAAAGCGGGAATCCACTTACCCTCACTCATGACCGGTGAACGCTTCAAAAATTGTGCTCTCTCGAACATCAACGATCCGTCCACCTCCCATGGTTCACACGTAACCAAATGCCCGACCATTTCAGCCCCTTTAATTATGCACTCGCTCACGGTCAAACCAACATTGTTCAACAAGTTGTGGACTGCACTTGCAATCATATATGAACCAAAATGGTTCAAAATGGTTGTAATGCATGTCCCCGAACCCTCAAACGGACCGTCAAATTTTATGACGGCATACTCAGTTGGATTTTCCGGATTGGTGATCTGTATCGGTAAACAACATTGGTCTATTAAACCAGATGCCCTTGATGCCGAAAAACCACTCATCGCGATATACGAGCACAAAAAAGCGGGTACGTCCTGCGCGGAGTCGTTGGAACTCACATCGACATTGTATCCAAAGGACTTCCCGTCAATACATCCCGAATAACACGAATCATCGCTATATATAACGACACACATATAATTCGGAATGGACATAGCCTCGAACAACATCTTAAATGCCTTCTCCAACGAATCCTCCTTGGGCTTGCTCATTACGTACACAAAAGTTGAAACTTTACCGGATAGATAATGTCCGCCATCGATGCAGACTTTCACATATTCGGGCAACTCATTCGCATACATCGCGCCAGCTCCATATTGGACAATCACCCTAGGTGCTTTCCCTGGTTTCGCAAACTCACGCTTCAAGGCCACCGCCATACGCTTCACCATAATATTGGTGTCGTCGTTCAACAATGACCCTTCCACGTACTTCTGTCGCAGCTTCCTCTTTAAATGGGGTATTTCGGCACACGCCTGTCTGGAAATCAACGATGAAAAAGTTGTCAAATACCCGTGATGTATGGAATTGTATACCCATGCACCACTGGTCTTCAAACTATCGACATAACGTTGAACCATACTTCTGTGACACTCGGATAAAATGGCTTTAATGTCGCCTATCAAACCTGAGTATGCGTTGACCTCCCCCTCTGTGAGTGCTTGAACAATGAGACGCCTAGTGCCCATGAGTTTCTTGTGAACTTCCTTGATGTCGTAGCGAAAATCATCGCCATCTCCACAAAAGGACTTACAAATCAATTTACCCAAGTACAAAGACCTCCCACGCAACAGATTCTCGTCTGCTCGAGCCCCAACAATCCTCTTCAAACCAGCTGTCAAATTAGTGGCGGAACATGCGTACTCCTGAAAGGGGTCCATCCCCCTTCCATACAAAGCAAACATCCGTGTGATGTGCCGCTCACTTTTTT